TTGCCATAAACGTAAGGTTAGCCCTGCATCTTGCTCAGCATAGAAGCCTACGTAGCCCGCAGGCAGCTTCCACATGTCAGCTTTTGGGTCAATTCCCCATTCTTTNGCTTTTTCNTTNAAAAACGTTTCATTTTTAATTTCACCTAAATAATCTTTTGCGCAGGCATTTAAACTAAAACTAAATCTGTTTTCATTGATGATTGCAGCAGCAATCATGGTATCAACTATCTTACCTCTGATCTCAAATCCATTTACAAGTAACCAACCAACATCATAACTTGCATTGTGAAATATTTTAGTTGCATCTGTTTTTAAAATGTCTTGCATCCATGCGCAGGTAATTGATAAATCCATATTCCCACCAGCATCATGAGCTATCGGGAAGTACCACTGTTGACCAAGTGCAGCCACAGCAAATCCTACAATATGACCATCAAATGTTGCCCACCCTGGTCCTTTTGTTTTTATGTTTGGATCTTTAGTCTCCAGGTCAATTGCAATCTCAGTTGCTTTTGATAAATCTGGATATTCACTTGGACAAATCCAATCCGAGTCATTGTAAATAAAATTTAATTGGTGGGTCATTGTTTTTTCCTACTTAGGTTTGCATCTTCAATTGATATTGCTTTCTTATAAGGTATGTTTAATTCAAACAAAGCACATTCAGCACAGTAATAATTATATTCATGAACAATTACTGCAACTACTTCATCACAACGCTCACACATGACTAATTTATTTTTTCTTTTTGGCATCTTTTAAATGTTCTATTTCTAAATCGCAATAATGTTTTATTTTTTCTAAATCTTCTATTGTCTTACCTTTGGTTAAATACCTACAAACATATTTTATTACATTTGCTTGAAAAGGGTTCAAACCATTTTTTCTTATAAATGTCCAGGGTTGAATTAAAAACTGCTGGTAGTGGGATCCCCCAATTTGCTTGTCTTGTGGGAATGCTTCATCAAACATATTTTTATCTGACATAGTTAGCCTCGTATTGTTTAAAATATTTTCCTAATGGAAAATTATATTGATGATAAGTACCCAACAGATGGAGTGTGCTTTTAGATCTTGTTGCACCTGTATACCAAACTCTAAGTTCTTTTACTTTTTCTGCTAGATTCTTTTTTTCAAAGTGTGAGGGGAAGTTACACTTGCTCGCCAGGACAACATTGTCTGCTTCACCACCTTTAACTTGATGTATTGTATCAATAATTATTTTTGGTGGTTGACTTAGATCTACACCTTCACTCATAAGTTTCTGAAAATATTGTTTATCTTTATCCTTAAATTTTCTTTTAAATACTTGATTCCATGGACCTTTTTCATCACGCATACCACATCTTAAATGTAATTCATCAAATGTAAACACTTGATTCGGATGTGCAAAACTCCATTTCTTACTGTCCTGTGACCGGTATCCGTGGTCTATGTTTAACAAAAACTCGTACATTGTTGTAGCTTCTTCTCTAGTAATACTACCCCCATCACAAATTTTCTTCCAATAATTAATTGCTGAAAATTGATTAGGATCAAATGATTTATTATTTTTTTGGTCTTGATAGTACAGGCCAAGATTCCTAGCCTCTTGTTGTAGTTCTTTTTTTACATCATTTATTCTAGCCAACACCATCCAACTACCGTCCATATCCCAAGGTACTTTCTTTAACCCATTCCATCTATGAACAGATCCATCCTTACCATTAGAATAAAACTCTTTAGGTATTCTATTATCACCCATAGAATTCAATAAACATTTAGAAAAGAAATGTATGTTCTTATTTAACCTAACAGATTTTTTTAACACCAATGATTTACCAGGAAAGGTTTGAAACAAATTAACATCAGCACCATTCCATTCGTAGATCGCCTGGTCATCGTCACCTGCAATATACACTCTCTCTACTGCTTGAGCCATTTTAACTACCATGTCCCACTGCAAAGGTGTCAGATCCTGAGCTTCATCTACCATTAAAACTCTAAAAGGAACTACAAGGCCATCATCAACAAACTTCTGCACCATGTCGGTAAAATCTAATCTGTCCGCTGTCCGTTGGCCATTCTCCATTTCCATAGTTTTAAATTCTTCGTAACCTGCAATGATTGATTTGAATTGTTGTAGCCTAACTGATTTTCTTGTTTGCTGTTTGTAAAGCCACACAGGATCTACCTTCATGTTTCTTGCTCGATCGTAGATTTGTAAGGACCAATTATTATATACTTTTTGATCATCCCAAGTGTCTTTGTAGCCTACCTTGACAGTGCCATATTGTGTATGAAACATCAGCAGGTCTGCTTTAGGATCTAATACGGGAATTTCAGCAAACTGTTGTCTGGCCAAAGAATGTAGTGTTCTAAAATATGAAAAAGCATCTTCATCATAACCTTTAAACTTTTGTCTAACTCTTGCAACACATTCATTTACAGCTTTATTTGTAAAGGATACGTAACATATCTCATCTGGAGAATAACCTTTTTCTAAATAACGTTTAACACGCTTTAAAAGGTTCTCTGTCTTACCTGTACCTGGTGGCCCGAATATCTTAATTGTCTTCCCACGCAGCTGTTGCTTTAACGAATTTGACATCTTTATTTTTATGCTCTGTTTGTTTTGGTAATGCTACAACCCAATGCCTACTGCTAATGTTTTGAAATTTCTTTTTAGGTAAAGCTTTTCCTTGTTCTAAAAATCTCGTGCATTCTTTTTCATTCCAGTTGTAACCAACCTTTTTCATAAATGATCTAAATGTTTCTAATTTAAATCTCATTTCATTCTCATCTCTCCAGATATTACCAGAATCTATTTGATCAAACTCAGTAGTATCCTCAACATCTTCAAGAAACCTAGTCATCCTAGAATTGAATACATCTTCTCGCTCTTCACCTGCATCAAAACCTTCCATGTCTTGTTTGTTAGATACTAACTCTTCTAACCAATCTCTGTATGGATCTGGATCACGTTTAGTTGGTTTTAAAGATCTCCAAACTATATCATAATTTAATAGTTGTTCTCCCAACAGTTGCTGTTGGTATAATTGTTTTGTTGAAAGTCTAATTGATTTACCTTGTATAGGTAAAATCCAATAAGGTTCTGGATAAGAGTTTACTTTTAAAAGCTTACCAACCTCAGGCAAAGCTTCATTAGTTCCAATACCATGCTTACGTCTTAAACATGTGCTTGATGAACAATGCATTCTAGCAATAGATGTTTTACATTTATAAGCATACTCTTTGTTCTCAACACCCTTAAATATATTATTTAACTCCTGCGGGTGTAGTGGTTCAGAACATACTTTAGTCATTAAATTTCTAGTCCAATCCTCGTACATAACTGGATCTGCATTAATTTTTTTTGCTAATACAGCTACGTTGAACATTGCATCATTACGACCTTCACCTTTTTGAACTTTGTTTTTCATAAAGTTAACTACGCAAGGTGGGTAGTCTTTTGTTTCATCGTCTTGAAATATTTTAAGTTTATTAAACTCTTTAGGATTTAATCTATAGTCCGCTACAAACTTATATAAGTTCTCAAGCTTAATAGAATTACCATCATTATCCATAGCCACTCTTGTAGTTAAGTGTGCTTTTTGATATGGCAGATTTACAAAATTACCTTTTCTTTTTTTATTCCAATCTTCGGGTGTAAGATCTACTTCATCCTGTGCAGGATAAATATCTGTTGTTGTATCATTTACACCTAGATCGGATGCAAGTTCAATTAATTTTTTACGCATTGAAGATGCAGGAACTACACCATCAATAAATAAAACTAAATGGAGTCCGTTGGATTTTGATCTGAATGGGATGAGTGGGTATTTCCTTTTCCGTATAANCGATATAACGTCCTTATGCTGTATATTATAACGATCAACATCGATGACCCCCCAACTGCATGTATTATCATCTCGAATGGGAACTGATCCATAGTAAGCTTCTCCTTTTAAATGTTGTAACCAATGATCCTTAGTCATTGGTTTGGGTTCAACCCAATGCCTAAATTCTTGCTTCCCGTCCCGGCTACGCGTTTGGCCTAACGGTTTAGAAGCTCCAAAATATGTGAGTGAACCCTGGAAGAGTTCTATAAACTCCCCCAGGGTCTTGTCAAGTACGTCCATACTAGAATGGTGATTTTTCCGTGGACTCTTCTTTATCGTGATTAACTTTTACAGCTCCTTGCTTACAACTTTTGTAAAAATTATAAGCAGACTCTAAGACATCGCTCGATTGAATTGTACCCTCATGTTCAATCTCCCAACCATACCAAGAACCTAAATTATTCTTTTCTAGTACAGTTTTAAGAGTGTACGTTTGAGTAAATGGTGCAGGTTTGAAATAACCTGATCCATCTTTTTTCTTCTCTCTCACTGACATCATCATTGAATTCCACTTTTTAGATTTTTTTCTTTGAGTAGATTTCATAGTCATCATAGCAGTGCTAGATACATTTTTGTCTTCCACAATTAAGACGTAATGTGAAGCAGTCTCTTCAACGTAATTTCCGTTTTCGAGTCTATCTTTATTCTTATCGTCTCTGTTAGTTTTCGACATTATATCACTGTCTGCAGGATAGATATTTACAGGTGCTGAACTTCCATCCATACCTCTGTCTCTCCACTCAATATACTCAAGCTTATAAAAACATGGAACTACTGAAATTCCTTTTTGACCATCATATAATTGATTAGTTACAGTGTTAAAAATCATACCAGGTCTTGCGTCTGATATGAATTGTGAATCTCCTTGCGTTACTTGTGGAGATAGTTGACCAAGTATTTTTAAAAATGGTAAAGCCAAACTTTTTGAGTCTACATTTTCAAAACCTTCGTCTGCAAATTGTTCCAAATTTATATTTGCAACAGCGCCACCAACTTCTTTGACAGCGACTTCTTTTTTGTCATTTATTTTCATAGTTACTCCGTTATTATTTGTTCGTTATTTTTGTCTTATTAGCAATATACACTCCAAACATGTCGAATGGAACCTGCTTTCCTTCTTCCACTTGTTCTTTAACAAATGCCTTCAGGGTCATAGGTTCAACCTTCTGTTTTTGAGTATATGCAAATCCAAGATCATCACAAATTTTGATTAACTCAGAAACTTGATTGTCTTTTCCTTTGTCTATATTTGCCGTTAAGATATTTTTGATCATGTCTCCATGACCGTTATCTCTAAGCCAACTAAAAGCCTCATCGTTTCTCGACTCAGGAATTTTAGCAGCATAAAAAGGTTTTACTTCAACCTTTGAACCGTCTTTAAGCTCAAGCTTTTGAACTCCTGCCTCGTGCATCATATCAGGAATTATTCGTTCCTCATATTCTTTGGCCTTTTTTTTCAGCTCAGAAATTTCTTCTTCTTTGTCTTCAATTTGTTTATGAAGACTTTTTAGTTCATTACATTTATCAGAAATAGATTCAACTTCGTCTTTACCTAACTCGATATTTGAGAACTTTTCTATATTTAAGTTTTCCATATTTTCCTCCTGGAGCCTTAATAATTATTTTCTTGATTAATGCAAGAAAAAAATTAATATAATTTTGATGGAATGGAAATACCCGTATAAGACTAAACCTTTTGAACACCAAAGAACTGCTTTAAATAAATCAGCTGAAGAAAATTCATATGCTTATTTTATGGAGATGGGTACTGGTAAAACTAAAACAGCTATTGATAATATTGGGTATTTATATTTAAGAAAAGAAATTGATACAGTATTAATTATTGCTCCAAAATCTGTATACACTATATGGAGTAAAGAAATACAAGCGCACCTACCAGATGTAGTAGGTAGAGATATATTTCAATGGAAATTAGATAAACCTAAAAGCTGGAATTTTTTCTTAAAAAGTAAAAAACTTAAAATATTTCTAATGAATGTAGAGGCCCTAAGTGGTAAAAACGGGTATAAAGAGGCAGAGTCTTTTCTTAAAAAATTTCCTAAAAATTTTGCTGTTATTGATGAGTCTACTACGATTAAAAATCCAAAAGCTAAAAGAACTAAATACATTTTATCTCTTAGTAAACATATTAAATTTAGAAGAATTTTAACTGGATCTCCAGTGACTAAATCCCCACTTGATTTATACTCTCAGTGTTATTTTTTAGATCCTAAACTATTAGGTTTTGAGAGTTTTTATTCTTTTAGAAATAGATATGCTGAAATGCATCAAATACAAATGGGGGCCAACCGTTTTATTAGTATACCTAAATACTACAAAAACATTGAGGAATTGGAACATAAATTAGATAAGTTTTCTTTTAGAGTTCGTAAAGATGAATGTTTAGATTTAAAACCTAAAGTAAGACAAAAAAGACATGTCACTATGTCTAGTGAACAAGGTATCTTATATGAAAAACTTAGAAGACGTGCTTTAGCAATCATTGGAGACTCTACTATATCTTTCAGTAACAAATTAACCGAGATGATAAAACTACATCAATTAACTAATGGTTTTTGTAAGGACGATGATGGAAAAATGATGGAGTTTGGTAAACAAAAAATTAATGCTCTTGAAGAAATTATAGAAGAAACAGATGATAAAATTATTATATGGGCTAATTACATTTATAACATTGAACAGATAAAACAATTTCTTACTACTAAATATGGTAAAGAATCTTTTGTTGAAATATATGGGGCCACCAAACTTAAAGATAGACAGAAAGCTATAGAGTTATTTCAAAATGATCCTAAGGTAAGATTTTTTGTAAGCAATCCAACAACAGGTGGTTATGGTCTAACATTAACTGCTGCTAATACAGTTGTTTACTTCTCTAACAACTATAATTTAGAAGTACGAAAACAATCTGAAGACAGAGCTCATAGATCAGGGCAAACAGGAACTGTTGTGATTATTGATATTATAACTGAAAATACTATAGATGAAAAAATTATGAAAGCTTTAACTATAAAAGGACAGATAGCTGCAAAAACTTTAGGTGAAGAAGAACTTAAAGATTGGTTATTGTAACTTTTTAAATTGTTCTACTCTTTCTAAAAACTTATCTCCATACTCCATTAAATCTGATTCATTCATTTTAAATTCTTGGTATTGAAGATCTCTTGTGCAAATACTAATCACCCCTTGTTCGATAGGCCCGTAGTTTTTTTTATGTGCAAGATAGTAAGCTCCTAGTTGATACTTATAATCATCTACCCATTCTTCTCGTTTAGGTTTGTTTGCTTGTTTAAAATCTACTATGGACGGTTTACCATACGCTAGTGCTACAAGATCCGTTGTCCCTGCAAACTGGTTCTCGTATTCTAAAGATACTTCATTACCCCAAACTTCTTCTATCTTTAAATTTTGTAATATTATTTTAGCCATCATCCTAGGCTGTTTACCTGTTTCTTCGTTAGCGTTGTAATACCCTTGTCCGTTGTACGCGTACTCTAATACTTGATGCATTTCTGTACCAATAGTAGATGCTTGTCTCATTATTCTGTCGGCTTCTTCATTACCCACTTTTCTTCTCCAATTTTCTAAAAAACGTTTGTCTTTAGTGGCTGATAGTATTGTTGTTACACTTGGAACTTTAGCTTGACCTACTAAATATTTTCTACCGGTAGTGTCTGAAAAACGATTGTAATGTGTGTAAGGATATTT